TTAAAACCATCTTCATCAAATGATTCAATACTTCCTATGTATTCAATATCTGGATCAAAATAAAGTTTTTTTCCATTATTTAATTTTTGTTCTTCTTGAATATATTTCATTTCTTCTGGATTTAAATAATAATCTCCTTGAAGTCTTAAAGCATCTTCTTTATAAGGATCAGCACTTGGAGTTTTTTTTACCATTTTTTTTATAATCAGATTTAGAAGGCATTAAACCTTTTTCTAATTTTTTAGTATTTATTTTTTTCATATAACTTTTTTAATAATAATACCTTGTGGTTTAATTCCCATTAAACTTTGTTCAAAATTTTCACGATTAACTTGATCTTGATCAACCTCTTTTACAATTTCATTATCATTATCTTGCATAGCTCTTTTTAACATTGCTGCATCTTCTTTAGCACTAGGAAACTTTTCGTAAAATCTTTTATTTGAAGCTTTTACATCTTCTATTCCATATTGTTTATTATTCTTCACCATCTAAGTCCTCCGGTTTTGATAATCTTTGAGAAATTATACCTTGAAAACAACTTTGTGTAAAGCTAGGAATCATCATTTCAGATATAGGATTTTCTGGATGTTTAGTATGATAAGATATGCAAGGAGTTCCTCTCTTATCCCATGCTATTAAAGCATATCCTTTTAAATCCATTCTATCAGTAATTGTAATTGCTGCTGTATGTAAAGCATCTATTATTTTTTCGTTTTCATGACGAGTTAATACTCGTGATGATGGCTTTTTATTAAAAACGTTAAGAGTAATAACGTTTGTGTTTTCTATACTTTGTAATTTTTTCGTCATAATCTTCTTCAGGGTCATCTGGGTGTACTACTAAAAATCCTTCTCGTATTCGCATAAGAGCTTGTACACAAGTGTCGTGTACATCGTCATACTTACCGTAAGGAAATTGAGCAGATTCCTCTATTACATCTTTAGTCCATTCTTTATCAAGTGTAAAGACTAAACCACCTTCAAACATACTTGCAACGCTATGTGTTCTTGAAACTTTATCTCTATCTGGAGAAAATGTAATTACAGGAACACCTGATCTTCTCATATCTTGTATTAAAGATTGACCCGAGGCTCGTTTTTCAATTAATACACCATCGGGCATCCATTCTTTAAAACTATCTTGTGCACGTTTTCTTAAATCTGGATATTCTAATCTTTCTTTCCATGCATCTAATAATATACATGCAGCGTAAGGTTTATTTTCTTCATCACGAGCTGTAAATACTCCCCATGTAGTGCATGCACTAAAGTCGGCTGTAGAAGCTGTACTAAATGCTGTATCATAAGATTGTATTACATAACTTAATACTGGAATTTTTTTCTCGTTATATATATTCCACCAATTTCTTTTAATAATAGATCCCTCTTCATTTGCTGGTTGCTGTTGATAAAGCGATTGCCATACTCGTTGACCTACTGTATTTTTTATTTTTTCTAAATCTTCTTTCGAATATGCCTCTGGCCATAAAGCATTTCCCTCAGCATCAATTGCAGGTAAATCTAAAACTTTCCAATTTTCTTTTGACTCTGATAAAATAAAACCTGCTAAATCTTCTTGGTGCCATCTCGTTTGTATTAATATTATTTTACCACCAGGTTGTAGTCGTGTATAAGCTACTGATTTATACCAATCAATTAAATTTTTACGTTGAACTTCTGATTCAGCATCTTCTCTTCCTTTTATTGGATCGTCTATAATTAATAAATGAGCACCTCGACCTGTTATTGCTCCACCTGCACCTACCGCACTATATGTTCCTCCTTGAGTTGTATGAAAACGTTTAGCACTTGTAGAGTCACTTCGTAAAGCTACATTTTTAAATACTTCATTAAAATCTTGAGATTGAACTTGATTTCTTACTTTACGTCCAAAATCGTCAGCAAGCTCTTGAGCATATGTTGCTTGTATAATAAATTCGTTTGGATTATTTCCTAAATACCAAGCTGGAAAGAACTCGCTACATAACATAGATTTTCCATGTCGTGGCGGCATAAAGACTGCAAGTCTTTTAATTTCTCCTGTTTCTAATAATTCTAAATTTTTAGCAATTAGTTGTATATGTGCCGGATTTTTATATCCTGGAAAAATATGTTTAGCATATGAAATTAAATTTTTTCTACAAGTATTATGTTTTAAAATAAAATTAAAAAATTCTATTACTTCAAGAGCACGCTTATCTTTAGTTTTTTGATAAAGTATAATCGCCTCATTTAATTTTTGTTTGATCGATTGTTCTTGCATTTTGAAGTCCTACTCCTATAGCTCCTTTTTGAATATATATATTAAATAATTCTTTTAATCTAATAAAGGGATCTCTTTTTTTACTAAGAACTAATTCCCATGCTTCTGATTTTTGACCTATTTTATTAAGATACCAAGCTAATTTTTGTATATCTTTTAATCTTAAATTTTTCATACGTTCACTATGTAAATCATTTGGATCTTCAGGATTTCCCTCGTTATATTTTCTTTCTTTAAAAGTCTCATCATTATTATTACCAGTTATATCAGCTCTATCATGAATAATATTAATATCTATATCTCTCATTATATCTAAACTATAAGCTATCTCGCTAATCCATGCATCGTTTTGACCGTGTAAGCTTATATGATCTAAGAGTATAAACCAATCTCTAGGAAAAATTGGAAATATAGCATAAGGGTGTGAAGTTTGTTCTTTTACACGTAACACACGAAACGTGGATCCACGGTCCATAATTTTACTATCCCAATATTGAGTTGTCATTATCGCATCATCGTTAAAGAACATTAACCATTTACCATGAGAATAAAGAGCTAACGTATTATTATATTTATGAATATTTTCATAACCCATAGGTTTAAAAGTTAGAACTCCTTGATTTGGATATGAACTTGTCTTTAAAAATTTTATAGTATCAATATCATCTTCATCTACTGCAAATAAAAATTGTAACTTATCTGGATATTTTGAAGTGTTAATTAATGATTCTATCGATTTTTTTAAAGTATCTACTCGCTTACGTGTAGGAAGTAATATTGTAATATTAATCATTCGTCTACCCTAAAGCTTATAAACTTTAGGGTAAACAAAAAAGTTTATTTAATCTTCATCATTATCAGAATAATCTTCATGATCGGAAGATTCTGAACAATCAGAATGTACTTCTTCTAAGTCATTTAGAAGATCATCTATTTCAGCTTGTTTGTCTCGAATACTTTCAATTATATCTTCGAAACCTTTTTTCTTTTTTCCCATAACCACCTCTTTTGTTTTATTTTGAGATCGTGACTATACAAATAAATTTATAAAAGAAAAGAAAATTATTTTTTATTTGTTTCGTAGAACATTTTATTAGTATTATCAGTTACCCAATCTTTATTTTCGACATTCCATTCCGAATGCTGGACCATATAGTCAGGCCAATGTGACGAAGTAGTAAAGCTAGATATGTTCCACAAAATGCGATTATTAGGCTGAATAGCGTAATTGCCGTTATCAAGAGCCAGAACGTGTCCGCACTTATGTTCTGAAGGGATCTCAGAATGCTCCGTGTCCAAGATGTTAGGTTCCGGATGAGCCCAATCAATCGTGAATAAATAATCACCGTGATGAAATTTTTTGTCATGACCTAAATATTTACCTTTTTGTCCGATTAAAAAATCAAAAGTAGTAATACTAGGATAATAACTAAATGAATTCCATAGCTGAAGATGTTCGAGGCTTTGATCTCGAACTTGTCCATCACCCTCACCACGGCTAAATGATCTTTGAAAAAAAGCAGAGATAGGGATTCTCCAATATATCGCACCATTTGTAAGTAAACAATGAAACAATGGCGCACGGCCTGGAATGCTCGCAAGACCAATGACCACGCACTCTTCAGCTTCTCCTTTATGTTTTGTAAGGTCATATAAATATTCTCTCCTTATGTTACAATAAATTGGCGGAATATTAGCATTTAAGTAAGACATTGAACAGATAGTATCTTTTTACAAAAATTTATATACAAAAATTTATATGAATATAAGTTATTCTTCACTATATCTACTTCTCTATCTACTACTAACGCCACAAAAACTTTTAAACTTTATAGATTATTTTTTATTTAAACTTAATACGATTTTTAAAAAAGAATAATTAAGATTTATTATTTTTATTTTATCTTTAATTTATATGCACTTGCCGTTTATCATTTTCCGCAAATAAAAAAAAGACTAGCGACTTTTTATAGTCGCTAGTCTCGATAATAATTAAATTATTATTTTAAGTTATTAACTAAATTTTCGAAGTATTTATTGTTCTCGATTATCTCGTTGCTAACTTTATTATTTTTAATAAACTCTTTATTAGAATTAATTAAATCTAAGTATAAATTTTTTTTAGATTTATCTAAGTAAGAATTTAAATCGATTATTAAATTAACTTTTTTAAATCGATTATTTTTAGTAGTGTCGTATTCTATATCTACTTTTCTATAATCGTTCTTAAAAGCTTCTTTAATCGTAGTTGACAATTTAGCTTTCTCGTAAATAGAAAAACTTTTAGATTTTTCTCTTTTAGTATTTACTAATCTAAAAAGAATTTTTTTAGATTCGTATTCTCTAAATGATAAAGCTATTTTATTTTCTACTAGATTTTTTTTAGTAGTTTTTTCCATAGTCTATTTTTTCTCGCTTTCTAGTAAGTATTAAATTAATAAAATTAATTCTATTAACTTATCTGAATATAATTAATAATTATTTTTTATTAAAAGTAAATAGTTAGGATAAATATTTTTACTTTAAGAGTGTACTACTTTTGTTCTATACTCGTATAAGTAGTATTTAAAAAGTAATAAGAAATAAAAGAATAAATAATAATGTTATAGTTATTATATTTCTAAAAAAATAAATTAGATAAATCATTTTGTTAATTAGTTTAATTAATAAATAATTATTCTTATTCGATCCAATTAAAACGTAATAATTAAATTAATAACCTAACTCATCATATTTATTATTATCCCCTGATCCCTGCTGCTCACTACTGTGCACGTGTGTCAAGGATCCTGGTGGCTCAGCCGGGACGGCTGCGGCTTGTTGTTGCTGGCTATTACCAACTGCCTGATCACCTAGGATCATGGCACCTGCATCATCAATCAACAACCCGTGATCAACACGGATTTGTGTCAAGTATTGAGTCAATTCATCCTCGGACATTGAATCAAGACTGTTTGTTTTAATTTCTTTTTTCTCAACTAAAAACCCTAATAACTGAGCCTTTAACCTTATCGCATTGACTGCGGCTGAATATTGACTATCTTTAACAGCATCCTTAATCAACAAGTCAAGTCTTTCAACCTCTTTTGACACTGATTCATTAGTCAAGCGCCTCACGTCTGTGCGCAGTCGGTCAATATACTGAATAATTTTATCTTTCTTTAGATTGCGTGCAGCTTGTACATGAGCTGATGTAGAACTGTAACCTGCGTCAACAGCCGCTTCTCTCTTACCTTTTCCAGCAGCTATACCCTCGCAGAACTTCTTTTCAAGGTCCGATAAAGTAGCTTCGTTTGTTTGATTGATTAGGTCTATACTTATCGCCATATTTATCCAATATAGCGATAAACTTTTGATTGTCTATTAAAGTTTTATTTAAACCTTATGTCTATACACCTGTGCGTCTACACGTTGAATATTAGCATCTATCTCTTT